TCACAACGCCCATTGCTGGGAGAGATACCCGCCGGCCGTCTCCCGGCGCAGCGGGATGTCCGCCAGGGCGTCCGTCAGTTGCTCCGCCGGGAGCCCACAGTCGGCATAGCCTTCGCGCAAGGTTTCCAGGTAGGACCAGGACGGAGCCGCCAACCCGTAACCCTTGGTCATCAGGTAAACCCAGGCGCGGGGCGTGCTCGGCAGCACGACCCGGCGGTGCAGGGTCAAGGTCTCGAAGGCAACTTGTTTGCGGATGTAGAGCCGCGGGTAGCCCTCGAAGCGATCCAGGGCGGCCAGGTCATTGGCGGTGATGTCCCACAGCGCCAGGTGCACCGCCTGGCCCTTGGCCGGGCGCACGTCGGCGACGCCGCGAAAGGCCAGGGCATAGCGATCCAGGCGGGCGGTCCCGAGGAACTCGGCCTCCGGGCAGCGATGGGCCATGGCATCGCGGTGGGTATTCGCACCATAAGCCACGTAGAGCATGAGGACCTCCGGGGTTGGGTTGGCAGGGATAATGCTTACAAGTATAAGCATACACGTTGACACTTTCAACCCTTTACCCATCACAGTAGCCAATCCTTTGGGGCGAAGTCGTCCGGTTCCTGCGATCTGCCGCGGCGGCGGGCCACGCGGTCAACCGTCCCGACACTGACCCCGACGCGGTTGGCGACGGTCCGCCGGTTGTCGCCGTTGGCCAGCCCGGCAAGGATGGCTTGGTCTCTCGCTTCGCGGCTGGGGGCGGGGATATAGACCCGGCTGCCACCCATCTCCCGGCGCAGGCGGTCAGTGATAGCGGTGGCCACGCGGCGGGCGGCGGGAGGGTCAAGGCCTTCCGCCCTGGCGGCACCAGTCGCGGCCTCGACAATGGCCGCGATCAGTTCGTTTCCTTCAGGGGTGTCTTCCCGGGGCAAGGTCACAGTGACCAGCCGGGAGGGGCCAGACCGTTGCGGTCGTTGTTGTTACTGTTCAGCCAAAAAGACGACCGCCGGCGATTGGGCTTGGGCCGGGTTGGCGATTGCACCAGGGTTTCCGTCCGAGAGTCGCCGGGCTTTTCCACGGCCGGCGGCGTTTCCGGTTCGGGGCTGGAGACCTTCACGGTGTCCAGATCAACATAGGTGAACAGAAGGGCGGCATAAGCGTAGACCCGACAGTCCAGGGCCTCGACGGCGCTATGCACGGGTACCCAGTGCCGCTCCGGGCGGCGGTTCTTCCCGGCGGTTATGACCAGGCGTTCCCCGGTCAATTGCAGGAAATACTCTTCCGAACGGTTGGTGGGGAAATGGCAGTAGTTCGGTTGTCCCTTGATCGCGGACAGGGCGTGGAAGACCGTAAGCTTGATCTGGTCAACGCCGATGATCTCCGGGGGCTTGCCGTAGCGGGCACGTCGGGCGCGGCGCTTCATCACCGCCCGCCGGTCGCGATCCACCTCTTCCCGCGACATACCCGGCGCGCCCTTGATCGGGGTGATGTTGTGTTGGGAAAACCGTTTCACCGCTTCATAGACGTGCTGGGTATAGGCGCCGGAGTCGATACAGACGTGCGCGACGCGCATTTTTCGGCCATCGGCCCGCGCGTAGGGCATCTTAATCTGTTCCAGCAGATCCTCCCAGACCTCGCCCGACGTGGGCTCGCCCGGCAGCACCAGGTAGGCGATGGACCAGGACTCCCGTTTGCGGCCCCAGCCGACGACCTCCAGTTCCACCCGGTCCCCTTGCACGTCGACGCCCATCGTCAACAAAAGGGCCTCGGCCGGGACCTCGGCCCCGTAGTCCTCGCAACGTTGCATCAGGGCGTGGGGTTCGGCCCGTTCGCCTTCCCCTTCCCAGGGTTCACCGAAGGCCGTGTTGACGACCGCCTGCTTGCGGGCGGGATCACCCTGGGCCCCGATCCACTCGCTCAGGGTATCGTCCCACCTGGCGAAGAAAGAGGCCCACTCGTTAAACCAGAACCCGGCGGTGGTCTCCGGGCCGTCTTTGGTACAGACCCAGCGCCCGGACAGCTTCACCTTGTCGGCCTGTTTCAGGTCATGTTCCGCCCCACAGCTTTTGCACAGATAGCGCACCGTGGTCGCGTCGTCATGGTCCCAGCGGAAATGTTCCAGACGCGGAAACTGTAATGCCCCGCAATGCTGGCAAGCGACCTGCCATTGCCATTGCTGGGTGCAGCGGTCATATTCGGCGCAGATACCGACGTCAGCATAGGTCGGGGTCGAGGCAATGATCTCCTTCGCGGTCCTCCGCGCCCGAAACGTCTGCAGTCGTTTCCTGGCGAGTAGTAGCGGGTCGCCTTCCTTGGTCAATTCCCAGCGATCCAATTCGTCGCAGATCAGGTAGCGAATGGGCCGGCTAGCCAGGCTAGACGGCGAATTGGCTCCGGCAATGGTCAAATGCCCGCCGGGAAATACCTTGTGCAGTATGGTCGAGGTCGAAGAGCGGGATTTCACCTTGCCGATCTTCTCGGCCAGTGACGGCGAATCGCGTAACATGGTCGCGACCCGATCCTTGGAAAAACTTTCACCCATGGGCGTGATATTCGGCTGAATACACAAAATCGGCCCCGGGTCCAAGTCAATGATATAGCCTATAAAATTTAATAGGCATTCGGTTTTCCCGGCCTGGGAACTGCTTTTGAAGACAACCCGTTCGCAAGGGTGGTACGGCGACAGGTAATCCATTGGCAGCACCAGATGCGGCGCCCGGGCGTTATTCCACAAACCGGGCTCCGCGCTGGCCTCCGGGCTCAGATACCGGTATTGCTCCGCCCACTCCGAGATCAGTAGCCGCGGCGGGGCGCGCCAGGCGTTAGACAGGGCCTTGAGTGGGGCGGCGAACCGCTCCTCAAGGCTGGCGTATGTCTCCACGGGACAGCTCTTCCAGAACCGCGTGCAGGGCATCGCGGAGACAATGTTCCACGTCGCGCAATTCCGTCATACGCAGAATGTTCGGGGCCACCCGAGCGGGAATCGACAAGAGCCGTTCCTTGGCGATATGGATCTGTTCGGTCCAGACCCGAATCACTTCCTCAACCGGCAGCAGTTGCCCCGTGCGCTGTTTGAATTCCAGTTCCGCCAGGTTGGCCTTGAACAGTTCATTCTTCGCCTTGGCCTTGGCCAAGGTGCCATAAGCGCCCCGTTCCGCTTCCTCGGCCTTGGTCCGTCGCCCGGCATTGGGGCGGCGACCGCCATGCTGGCCGACCGGGGTCGAGGGTGGGCTGTCTTCTTCCTCGGCCATCAGCGCATCCCAGCGGTTTTGTGGTGTTGCAGCGAGACCTTCCACCCCTCCCGGGCGGCCACATGCAAACAGAGTTCGGTGGCCTTGGGGCTCAGGCTCAGGGGTTGCAGCCAGACCGGGGTTTCCGGCCGGGCGGCTTCCAGCAGGTCGAACAGGTGGGCCAGGTCCCGGGTCCGCCCGACCGGCATCTTGATCTCATGGGCCAGGTCGATCATCTCTCGGTGCACCCGACGGCCGCCGGGCATGGCCACCTTCGGGGAGACCGTCAGCCAGTCGATCAGCGCCAGGGTTTCCCGCGAGGGCAGGACAGTCCCCGAGGTCTCGACCTGGACGATCTGGGGCAGCCGTTGCAGGAGCGGGGTCAGGGGTTGTTCCAGCGGTTCCCCGCCGGTCAGCACCACGTGCCGCACGCCCTGGGCCGCGACCCAGGCGGCGAGGTCGTCCTCCGCCACCTCGGCCACCAGCGGGCTTTCCGCTGGGGCGGTCACCAGCTCGGCGAAGGTCACTGACTGGACCGGGTGTTTCCAGGTGTAAGGGGTGTCGCACCAGGGGCACTGCACCCCGCAGCCGTAGAGGCGGATAAAGGCGGCCGGGGTCCCGGTATGGGAACCCTCGGCCTGCACCGAACGGAAAACTTCACTCACTCTAAGCACGGGTCAGCTCCGCGGTGGCCGCGCACTTGCGGGTTTCCTCCACCATGCAGCGCACCAGGGTAACGCCGGTCCCGGCCAGTTGCGCCGGACCGACCACGGTCAGCAGGTGGTCCGCCAGATTCTCGGCCGTCGGGTTGAAGGGCACCACGACGACCGACTCCGGGGACACGTCCCGCAGGGCGGGCAGCAGCGGGTCCTCCGCCCACAACAGCAGGCGGTGGTCCCAGTGCTCTTCCAGCCAGTGACAGAGCCGGGTCTTCATCACCCCGAAGTCGATCACCCGGCCCACCCGATCCAGGTTCCCGGCGCAGTCGAAGGTGATCCGGTAGTTGTGGCCATGCAGCAGGCGGCACTTGTGTTCGTGTCCCACAACCCGGTGCCCACAGGAAAAGTCGTGATAGCGACTGGCGGTAATCATCTTCGGGACCTGTAATCGTGCATGTCTTCCTCGGCCTTCGTGGCGTCTTCCCAGGGGAATGTGACCCACTCCTCCCCGATCCCCGCCCAGACGGCGCTGTAGCCCCGTGGGGCGATCTCCCGGGTCACCCAGACCCAGATCAAGGGGGAGGGCGTGGCGGGTGGCTCCGGGCGTAACAGGGGCGCCAGGGTCCGGCCGGTGTCGTGAATGTCGTCCACGATCAGGGTGCCGGGGGCGGACGGCGCCGGCACCATAGGGGCGCCCAGGCGGTGGCTCAGGGCCACGGCCAGGGGCAGCCCGCCCCGGGGGAAACCGTAGACGCCCGTCAGGGGCGCGGCGGCGCAATAGCTGGCGATCCGGTCGACCGCTTGGTCGAAATCGTTCCAGGTCAGACGGATCATGCGGTATAGCCCTGCCCCTTGATGGCTTCCATGAACTCGGCCCGGGCGGCGGCGTTGTCGCGCAGACAGCCGCGCATGATCGAGGTCACCATCTTCGACCCGGCATCCCGCACGCCGCGCCAGGTCATGCACAGGTGTTCGGCCTTCACGACCACGGCCAGCCCTTGGGGGTGGATCAGGCGTTCAATCTCATCCGCCAGCTGCACCGCGGCCTCCTCCTGAATCTGCGGCCGGGCCATGACCCACTCGGTCAGCCGGTGAAACTTCGACAACCCGATCAGGGTGTCGCCGGGAATCACCCCGACCCAGGCGGCGCCCAGAATCGGGACCAGGTGGTGGGAGCAGGTCGAGCGCACGGCGATCGGCCCCACCGTATAGAGCTCGTCCAGGGCACGGGTATTGGGGAAGGTGGTCAGCTTCGGCGGGTGGTGAAAGCGGCCGCGCTGGGTTTCGTCGACCAGCATCCGCGCCACCCGCGCCGGGGTTTCGCGGGTGTTCGGGTCGTTCTCCCAGTCGATGCGCAACGCCTCCAGCAAGCGCACGGTCGCCCCTTCCACGTCCCGGCGGATGGCGGCCCGTTGGGCGTCGTCGCACTGGGTCAGAGGTTCATTGGCCGGGGTCATACCGCATACTCCGTCGGGTCTGGCAACCCGGCGACCCGGAACGACTCTTTACGTTCCTGACACGAGCCGCACTGGCCGCAGTGACGCCAGACCTGATCGGCCCCTTGCCGTGGTTCGTAGCAGGTCCACGTCAGCCCGTAGGGAACGCCCAGTTCCAGACCCCGCCGGGCGATATCGGCCTTGGTCAGGGTGATATAAGGCGCGTGCAGGCGGAGGGGTTCATCGGCCCAGACGCCCAGGTTCAGGGCCTTTTCCAGGGCCTCGATAAACTCCGGGCGGCAGTCCGGATAGATCAGGTGGTCACCCCGATGGACCGCGATGGCCACCTGCCCGGCACCATGGGCCACGGCGACCCCGAAGGCAGCGGCCAGCATCATGGCGTTGCGGCTGGGCACGACGGTCAGCTTGGTGCCCTCATCCGCATAGTGGCAATGCGGGGTGGGAATCGTCGGGTCCGTCAGCGAGCAGCCGGGGCAGGACGCGGCGAAGTCGGCCATGTTGATGATTCGGTGTTCGGCCCCGCGGGCGGCGGCGATCTTGGCCGCGGCCCCCAGCTCCAACCGGTTGCGCTGGCCATAGTCGAAGGACAGACACAGCAGGTCATCCCCGCCGGGGAGGTCGAAGGCCAGGGTAGCGGAATCCATGCCACCGCTGATGATCAGGACGGTTTTCATACAGACGAAACCTCGGGAGGCGAAACATAAAGACCGGGGTCGCACCCCAGCCGGCGGTATTCATCCAGCAGGGCGCGCCAGGTAACCGTGACGAAATGGGCCTCATAGGCCCCCATCGCTTTGGCGTGGCCACTCCCGCCGGGGGCGCGGAAATCGGTCGCGTAGTCATACGCGAAGCGGGTATCCAGTCGGGAAACCGGTTGCAGGGCCGAGCGGACAATGAAGGCGTCCGGCCAGCGCACGGCGGACAGCCAGGTGGACGAGTCGCAGGAATTGACGGGGAAGGCGTTCAGAATGGCGTTCGGGGTATAACCCAGCAGGTGAATCCACAGGTCTGGGTAATACCGGCGGCGTTGCCAGATCTCCGCGATCAACCGGTTGCGAAATTCGGTGTCGGCCTGCACCACGTTTCCGACGCAGATGCGGTCATAGTTCGTGGCCAGTTCGTCGAAATAGTCCCAATCGTCACTGACGGGGTGGTAGACCGGTATCGGGTTCAGGCCCAGGGCTTCCAGGCGGGCGCGGGTTTTGGTTTTGTTCTCCCGGCCGCCTTGGTCGATCTCCACATAACCCCAGCAATCGTCTTTCAGGGCGGCGGCGATCCGGCAATAGGCGGCGAACAGTTCGTCATAGCCGTCGATTTGCTCCGGCGCCAGGGTCAGGGCCTCCTCCAGAGACAGGCGGTTCCGTTTGGCATGGTCATTGGCCAGGTTAAAGACCCCGGAATCGATCAGCACGTGATGCCCGCGGGCAGTCCAGTCGCGGATGGTGTCGAGGGCCGGGTCCCCGCCAATGGCGTTGATCGCCACCAGCAGCCCCTTGTTGTGACCGACGGCAAAGGCCAGGGAGCCCATATCGCTGGCGACGAAATAGGTGACATCCTCGTTGGGGTCCCAGCGCCCGCCGGTCCGTTTAACCGCCGGCATGGGCATAGTCCGTCGGGTCAATCAGCCCGCCATCCCGGAAGGCTTCCTGCCGTTCCTGGCAGGCGGCGCACTGCCCGCAGTGCACGGGACCGCTTTCGTAACAGGTCCACGTGAGGGCGAAGGGGACGCCCAGTTCTGCTCCGCGGCGGGCGATAGCGGTCTTGGTCAGCTCGATATACGGGGCGTAGAGGCGGAGGGGTTCATCGGTCCAGACGCCCAGGTTCAAGGCCTGTTCCAGGGCGGCGATAAACGCCGGGCGGCAGTCCGGATAGAGGGTGTGATCGCCGGAATGAATGGCGGTGGCCACCTGCCCGGCCCCGCGGGCGGCGGCCACGCCGAAGGCGATGCCCAGCATCATGGCGTTGCGCCCGGGGACGACGGTTTGCTTCATGGTCTCGGCTTGATAGTGGCCGTGCGGGGTGGCGACCGTCGGGTCCGTCAGGGATGACCCGGGGCAGGCGGCGGCGAACCCTTCCAGGCGGATGATCCGGTGTTCGGCTTGGCGTTCCGCGGCGATCCGGGCGGCGGCTTCCAGCTCCCGGCGATGGCGTTGCCCATAGTCGAATGACAGGCACAGCAGGTCCTCCCCGCCGGGCAGGTCATAGGCCAGGGTGGCGGAATCCATGCCCCCGCTCAGGATCAAGACGGTTTTCACGCGGCGGGTACCTCGGCAACCGGGGACAGGTAGAGGCCGGGGTCGCAACCCAGCCGGCGGTATTCATCCAGCAGGGCCCGCCAGGTGGCCGTGATGAAATGGGCTTCATAGGCGCCCATGGATTTGGCATGGCCGTTCCCGCCGATGGCGTGTACGTCAAGGGTCAGGTCATAGGCGAAGTGACTGGGCAGACGGGAAACCGGTTGCAGGGCGGTCCGCACGGTAAAGGCATCCGGCCAGCGCACGGCGGACAGCCAGGTCGAGGAATCACAGGAATTGGCCGGGAAGGCGTTAAGCAGGGCGTTCGGGGTATAGCCCAGCAGGTGAATCCACAGCTGCGGGTATTTGCGGCGGCGCTCCCAGGCGGTGGCCAGCATTCGCTTACGGGACTCCGGTTCCGCCTGGACCATGTTGCCGAAGCAGATACGGTCATAGCCGGCCGCCAGTTCGTCGAAGTAGTCCCAACCGTCATTGAGCGGGTGGTAGACCGGAATCGGGTTAAACCCCATGGCCTCCAGTCTGGCCCGGGTTTTGATCTTGTTGTCCCGGCCGCCTTGGTCGATTTCCACATAACCCCAGCAGGCGTCTTTCAGGGCGGTGACCGTTCGGCAATAGGCGGTGAACAGTTCGTCGAACCCTTCGATGTCTTCCGGGGCAAGGGCCAGGGCTTTTTCCAGGGGCAGGCTATGGCGGGTGGCGTGGTCATTGGCCAGGGTGAAGACCCCGGAGTCGATCAGCACGTGATGACCACTGGCGGCCCATTCGCGAATCAACTCAATACCCGGGTCGCCGTTGATCTGGTCAACCGCGGCCAGCAGGTGGCGGGTATGCCCGGCGGCAAAGGCCAGCGAGGCCGGGTTCCCGGCGATGAAGTAACAGGCATCCTCGTTGGGGTCCCAGACCCCGCCTGTGCGCTTAATCGTCGGCACGGGTGACGGCTTCCTCGCCGTGAACATCGGCGTAACGGTCCAGCAGGTGGCCGGCGGCATAGGGGTTGGGCTGGACCATCACGAAGGCGGTTTCCTCGGCCTTCATCGACAGCGGCACGAAGGGTCCGGGGAAGGGGCAGAAGATCGCACCCTCTTCCAGGTACTTCGACCAGGTGGGCCAGCCGGTCAGCACACACTCACACAGCAGCACGTGGCGCTCGCCCAGGTACCATACGTCGCCCGGTTTCACCTCGTGCCGTGGGTCGGCGATGGACACGTCCAGAGCGGCCAGGACCGAGGCCTTGCGGCCCCCGTCTCCCTCGCCGTCGCCTTTGGTCAGCAGGGCGTTCAGTTCATCCTCGGTGAACCCCAGCAGGCCCATGTCCACGTCCAGCCCGGCCAGGTCCTCCAGTTCCAGGGCGAGGAGTTCAGTGTCCCAATCAGCCAGATCGGCAATCTTGTTTACGCTGATCCGAAACGCTTTCACTTGTGCATCGGTCATGTCGTCAACGAGCATGACAGGCACAGTTTCAAGGTTTAACTTTTTGGCGGCTTTAAGCCGAAGGTGCCCATCGACAATTAGCCCGTCGGACTTGGCAAGAATGGGAACCCGGAAACCAAACTCATGAATGGCTGCGGCAGCTTTATCGACCGCATGGTCATTTTTACGCGGGTTCCGGATGTACTCAATAAACCGGTCAAGGGGCCAATGCTCCACTTCTGGGGGAGAAGCAGCTTCGGCTTCGGTTTGAGTTTCCTTTTCAGGCGGCGATTTTTTCATTAAGACCCCGCAAATAAATCGCAGTCATTCTTTGCCTTGTTCGCAACATATCTTGCCAGACAAGTTGCTCAAATAAACCGACCCCGAAAGCCTCCGTCTCCACAAACAAGGTTTCGACCCAGCGATGGTGTTTAACGCAAAGCGGAATCAGGTTGTACCGGTGATTATTTCGGGTAAGGCGGAAAGGGGTGATGTGGTGGACCTGAAGATTGTCAGGGGTCCCACAAACGGCGCAGACAGGAAACCTCAAGATGACTTCATCCCGCGATTTTTTCCACTGGCTACCGCGGCCGGTTGCACGATCAGTCCGGCATAGCCAGTGTTCGTAACAATCTCGGGTGCAAAAATTACCGGAGGAGTTTGTTGTTTCTTTTAGGGTGGATTTCAAAACGGAAAACTGGGTTCCACAATACCGGCACGTCCTTTCGACCCGTTTGTCTGCCATTCGGCAGGGAACAGAGCAATAGGTTTGCTCAGTCGAAACCCGTATCGGTTTACCGCAATAACGACAAGGCTGGTAAGCAGACCGTGTTAGCCCTTTTACCGCTCTACCTCCGCGAACGGAAACACACCTTTTGCAGATTTTCGGATTGGTGTCCTTTCGAGCAGTAAACTCGGCACCGCAGTCTTCACACAGGCAGTCTTTAACCCCGCAGCGCTGGGTCGACACAGCCAGGGTCGAAAACAACCGGACCGGGACCTCCGTCAACTTCAGCCGTTGCGCGGCCAACAGGCGACCGTGCCCGGCGATCACCATGCCGGTTTCATCGCGCAGAATCGGGGTGGTGAAGCCCCACTCCCGGATGCTGGCCATGATCTGGGAAACCTGTTCGTCCGAATGGGTCCTGGCGTTGCGGGCGTAAGGGGCCAGTTCCGTGACCGGCACCAGCTCCACCTCGGTTGCCGGCCAGTGTTGGCCGTCCAGGGGGTTCGCCAGGGCGGCCACGTCGACCGGGGTACTGTCCCGAGGGGTCGGCCCCGTGGGCGCGTCCTGGGCCGGCTCCGGGGCGCCAGGCGGGGTGTCAGGGGTCGAGGCGGCAGGGCGGCGCTTGGGTTGTACCATTGATATTTCCAATCGTTCCGGCGAAGTCAATCAAGTTTTTCAATCGTTGGCTGGGCACACAGGGCGACCTTGAACCTTCGCATTGAACCCTGGCGGGGGAGGACCCGTGCAATCAATAACTTACACTCGGCCAGCCTCTTTCCCACATACCAGCCAGAGGTTTGGCCTTGGCCAGCGGTTCCAGCGGCCAACCGTCGCGCCGGATCACCCGTCTGCACGGCCACGGCCACGGCCGGGCCAGCGGGCAGAACCGCCAGGCGCCACGTCGTGCCAGGGATTGGATTGATGACCATGGACTCCTCCCGCGGGGTAATCGTCAGGTTCCTTTGTAACCCAACCTCGTGCGCGAACCGCGGTCACGGTTCGCGCAGCGGGCGATTACAGGCGCTCCCACCCCGACCCCATGCCATCACGAGGGGACAACCCCGCCGGGCGCGCCTGGCCCCGCCTGGCAAGGCTCAGTCATCGTCTTCCCCGGTCCGCTCCCGCCAGCCGGGTTCCGGTTGCGGCCAGGCGGGCACCAGGTCCTCATACCGCCAGCCATGGCGTCGGCACCACTGGCGGCACTTGCGTAGGGCGGCCATCTCGATCTGCCGCGCCCGTTCCACGCTCACGCCCAGCTCCGCCGCGACCTCTTCCAGGGTCAGGCCGTCGTCCCGGAGTTGGGTTTCGAGCATGGGGTGGTGGCTGGGTCAGGTCGGGGAAGGGGCTCGCTCAGGGGGCAGCATGTACGCAATAACTCCCAGGAAACATTGAAACGTATTGAGACCAATAAAGTAAATCGATTTGCTTTTCAGACTTTAAGCTGGTTTTCCATTTTTCGTAACAACGGTTATGCAAAAGAACATGAAAAACAATTTCATCTTCTGGAGAAAATATCTCAATAGGGACGTTAGACATTAATTCCGTCGGGCCATGGCATAAAATGCACTTGGTTCCAGACGAAGGAACAAGCTCCGCGCAAGGTTTAGTCATATACCAAGACGGACGGTATTTTTTAGAACTCACCCAGTCGGCTTGTATAACCACAGTATATTGACCGTCAAGTTGTCTATTAAATTCGGCGTCTGGCCAAATGCTACGAAACGCCTGAAGTTTGAGCGGATCACTTACATTAGCAACACTAGCCGAGCCGCAAAGGTCAACTAGCTCGGCATAACGATCAAAGATATACCGAACGGCATCAGCAACATTAAATAATTGAGACATGGTTTACCTCTCGATAATAAATGGGTCTGTGGCTTTACTCGGGTTGTTAGGAGCCTTTGGCGTGGCCAGCCCTGGGCCGTGGCGTTGACAGGGTTTCGCAAAGGGGTGGGGGTATCTCGCCATCTCCGGGGCAGGGTCGTTCCAAAACGATGGCCAAAACACCAGGAAAATAGCTTCTTAACCACTCTCTTACTTCTCAAAATAAACGTGTCGTAATAATGGTTTCTTCATCGCTATTTATTCTAGGGGTCGACCACATTTTTACTACACACCTTGTTTAGCAGATTCAGCCGCCAAACAGTTCATTTTTAAGCCTTTCGCACTCTTCTCTACTGAAGTCGTAGGTTAGGTTCAGCGTATTTCTGACCTCCCGCCAAGCACTCCCGCTCTCGACCATCGCCCGGGCCTGCCGTCGTTTCTCCTCTCGCCTGGCCTCCTTCTTTGCCGCACTGGCGGCCTGTCGGGCACCCGTGGTCAGCAGCCTTTGCCGTCCCGACATCCCGCTCACGGGTCCCGCCGGCAAGTCGTTCACCGCAGTCTCGCCCGTGGTCAGCCAGTCCCGGGCGGCCTGCACGGTCCGTCTCGGGAAAGCGTTCAGCATCAGTAATTCGATATGCTCGGCATTTCCTTTCCAGCCATTGACGGCCCAATCCAGGGACTCGGCCGGTAATCCGGTTTTGGCGTCCGCGGCTATAACGACGACAATCACTCGATATCCGTTATCTAGCGGGTCCTCCGTATCCCAGCGCAAAGTTCGCCCGCCATTCTGCAAAACAATGTTTTGACGCTCCCCTTCAATGGCACTAAATAAATCGTCATATCCAAGCGCAAAGATTGATTGCGTCCCGACATAACAATTCGACCATATAACGGTAATTCGATAAAACGGCAGGTTATATCCAAGGCCAATAGCCGCACGGGTATACGCCGACATTAAGTTGACGCGCCCTCTAACATCGGCCTCAGCTCCCCGCCGCCCCCAGGTGGCCGGCAAAAGGTTTCCGTCTCGCCAGCTCGCTATCGTGTCGGCGTGTTCTTCGGCGTCGTTCTTTTGCGCGTGGAATAGGATGGTTGGCTTGATGGCCACCAGATCGGCATGGAGGGCGCGGTCCATCGTCCAGCGGGTGACCCCGATTACCAGTAGCCGTTTCAATTTGCGTTCCGGCGGGGTGACTACGATTGCGGTCTTCGATGGTCCCAGGGCCGTGGAGATCATGGCCTCGCCAGTCCGGCTCAGGGTGGCGGTCATCAGGGTAAGCCGGTCCGTCACGGCCCGAAGCTCCGCCAGGGGCCGCGGGTTGAAACTCACTAACCGCGGGGCGCAAGAGTTGAAGGGGTGCCGGACCTCGCGCCCTTCCGGTATCTTCCGCGGGTCGAGGTATTCTCCCGTCTCCAGATCCCTTGGCCGACCGCGGCGTACCGTCGCCCCCGGTTGGGCGGCCAGTTCGCGGACAATCCCCTCGGCCAGCGGGATCAATTTCAGGCCGGTGCCGTGCTTGTTCGGCACCGTGTCAAACAAGGGCTTTTCCGTTTCCGAAGGCAGGAGGGAGGGGTCGATATGGGAAACGGCGACCCCGTTGTAATGGCTTGGGGGAAGCAGCGCGTCTTTCAGCCAAGCGACGTTGACCGGGGTGGCGCCGGGCAGCTCCGGCCAGCTTGGGGCGATCTTGAATACCGGGATTTTCCCGGCCCTGGACCCTCGGGAGTGGGTGGCATAGTCCAGCACCGGAAAACAGGTGGGACAGGTAGCGGGGCAGTGTAAGACTGGCCGTTTCCGCTCGGTACCCTCGATGGGGTCCGTGGTGTCCTCTTCCATCAAGCCCAGCATCAGGGTGACGACCAGGCGGTGTAGATAGGCGTCGACCTCATCGATCATGGCCCAGACACGTAAGGGCCGCCCCCCGTGCCGGCTAATGTTGTCAACAGCCGTTTGCAATTTCCGCAGCACCCGTCCAACCGAAGCAATGTCATGCCCGCGAGGTAACAGGGCGGCGTGGGAACAAACAATGACCCGGTAAGGCCGTGCGTCCGTCTTGGGGTTCACGAACGCGATCAAGGGTTCATGGCTGGCCACCACTTTCAGCCGGCCATCCTTTAGGCAGTCATCGCCCAGGCGGGCTAGCACTTCTCGGGTAATCTCACTCATCAGGGCGAACGACGGGGTGGCCACGACGAGCATTTCTTCCGGATCATCCCGATCCAGGTACTCGATGACTGTCTCCTGGACTTCCTTGGTCTTGCCGGCGGCCATACCCGCCAGCAGGGCCAGCACAGAAGGGTCGGCCAGTGCCGTCTTGATACTGGTAAAGTGTTCGCCCTGGCGCAGCGGCGAGTCATACAGGTTTTGGATGGCTTGTCGTTTTCGGGCTAGCTCCAGATCGCGCCAGGTTGGCTCCGGCCGAAGCAAGGCGTCTCCGATCTCTTGTTGGCCGTCTTCCTCCCGACCGGCTTCCTCCCTCCCGTCTTCCTCCTCAACCATCTCCAGCCCGGCGAAGTCGCGCTCCGGGTCATGGAGTCGGTACCGCTTCTTGCCGTGGGCGTAGGAAACAATGACCGGCTGGCAGTTGACCAGGAACGCCTTGGCCACCAGCGATCCGCCCCGGTAGTCGGGCTCAATCGGGTCCCGCAGTTGCACCCCGTGCCACCGCTCCGGGTCGGCCAGCAGCTCCCCGACCGTGATCGGGTCGCCGTGGCGGTCTTCGAGCACGTGGTCCGGTCCAAGGGTCTGCACGGCGTTGAGCGGGTCGTCAGGAAGGTAGTCGCGCCCGGTCCGTTGCTTATACTCGGCCCGGACCGCGCAGGCTTCACGCGCCCTGGCCCGCTTCGCCCGGTCCCGCAGGGCGTCGGCCTCCCGGCGCAGCGCCTTGGTATCCAGTCTTAACAGCGGCGCCAGATCGGCACTGTCCAACAGCCCCGGGGCAATGAAGGCCGGAGGCGGCTCCCGGCGAATACCATCCCGCAGCACCGGCGGTCCGACGAAATCCAGCCAGTTCGGTTGCCACGGGGCGGTATCGATCAGTCCGCGGGTTAGCGGGCTCCCGTCTTTCGCCAGTTCAATCCGCCCCCAGCCCTTGATCCATTGCAGGTCAGCCAGAACGGCGCCCGCCTCGCTGATCAGGCTGGCGTCCCGCACCGGCACGTAGAGCCGTTGACCCTTAATCCCCTCGCCTTCCACCCCACTGGACGCTGAAGGGCGCCACAAGATTGGCACCTCGGCGAAGACGCTGTGCAGACTCCGGATGGCGGCGACGGCCGCTTCCCGTTCCGGGTAGTAGAAACCCGGTTCCGGATTTTCCGGGCGATCCAGGTCGATCATCAGGAACCCGGGTCCGGTCGGCCAGGCGAAATACTTCAGGGTCCGGGTAATCTCCCCGTCGCCGCGGTACTTCTCCGCCACGACCTTGACCTTGCCGGGCCGCCCAGTCACGCCCCAGATGGCGGCCTGTTTCCCGGTCAACCGGTCCAGCAGCTCGTTCAGCTCCTCAAGCGAGCCGACGGTAAACTCCCGGGCATACCCTTCCGCCAGTTGGGCGCTGGCGATCTTGTCGACGACCCCGTCTTCCCGGCGGTAGAAAACCTTCGACAAGGGCCGCCCGCTCTCGATCAGGGTGAAGCGGAACCGGGTGGTCACGTCCGCCCCGGTTCCCGTCTCATAGCCGGATGCATCCCGCAACATCAAAGGGCCTCCCGCCCGTGGCCTAGAGTTCGACCCCGACCGAGATCAGCACGCGCTCCAGCTGGTCAAAGGCCAGACCTAGATTGTGGTGCAGGCGAATTTCCCCGTCATCCGACCACGGGTCCTCGGCCAGAATCTTGGCTTGCTCCGCCAGGCGGTCAGACAAGGCGTACAGAATGGCGGCCGTGGTCTCCAGATGGCGAGGTTCGGCCGGGGGCAGGTAGTTATTCATGGATCGATCTCCAGTCGGGGTGACGGTGATCGACCGCTTACGGGGCGGGAACGGACAGGGGTGGTACCTTGTTAAGGGCAGGCCACCGTGCTACATTTTCACTTGTCCGGTGCCGAAACCGTGCGAGCGGTCGAGGCTTTACCCTCGGGTTGTTAGACGCTTCCCGGGGGACGGTTTTGGACTATACGCCGCACCCCCTAAGGTGGCAATGCCAAGACCAGCGCCCCGTTTCAGCCCATCCTGAAACGGGGCGTTTCCTTTTGTGGTTCCGCCACTTGCCGGGTCCATCAGGCGACCTCCTCCCGGACCAAAGGGGCCAGCTGGCCGTGATCGTCCAGCTCCAGACCGTGATGCGTCGCCAGGGCGGTCCGCAGCTCCCGCAGGCTTTTCCCGTCCAGCACCGTGGGCAACAGGTAGCGCCGCGGGTGCAGTTCTAGGTCCCGCAGCCCATAGATCCCCAGTTCCGTCAGCCGGCGAAACAGGTAGCGGCTCAGCCCCATGCGGTGCAGTCCATCCGGGGCGGTGAGCTTGGCCGTGATCTTCGCCAGGGCCTCGCTCCGGGCCTTCACCTGGGCCGTGGTCAGCGGGTCCGTCAGGCTGGCCGGTCCCACCGTCCGCCGCGTCTTCAGCCAGCGGTCCTCATCTTCCGGCAGGATGCGCAGGGTGGTCGGGCCGAGGCGGGTGATCTTCAGTTCGCCCCGTCGCCCCCAACCGTGAACCGTTTGCGGCGAGACCCCGTAGCGGGTCGCGAACTCGCGCACGGTCTTCGCCGGGGGCGGGGTGGTGGCGGGGTAAGGGTGGTGCACGGGGACCTCCGAGGGGCTGAGCGTCGTTTCTGCGGCCACTCTAGACCAACCGAAATCCGCATTCAATATGCCATTGATCCGCTTGAGGTTTCTTCGGGAAGGGTCCCGTCGGGCGATTGGATACTGGGGGATATGGCGAGATATAGAATTAGATTCGCTGATGTGAAGGCCGCTTCACATCAAAAAATTTCATGTATCGCGGGCCACTTTTTTGCCCGTGTCGCCCCTCCCGGTCACGCCGCCCGGCGCTCCGGCAGATACAAACTGGCAGGCAGACTGCCGTAGAAGGTGGCCGTCTCCGCGGCCCGGGTCAGGGCGACGTAGATCAGCCGCGCCAACAGGTGGCCAGGGTAGTGCACGGCCTGGCCGATGTCCTCCGTCTGCACCAGGACGTGCCGATAGGTCGAGCCCTGGCTTTTGTGTACGGTCACGGCATGGGGCGGGCGCAGATCGGCGAAGGCTTCCTTGGCCTCGAAATAGGCCCGCCAGGCGGCCCGCGCCTGCCGGTCGCCGTCTTCGCCAGCCAATCCTTTCAGGGTCTGGGCCTGCCGGCGCAGAATGGCCAGGTGGCGCCGGGCGGCGTCGAGGTCATCCGGTACGAACAGGCGGTGGTCCTCGCCCTCCGCGGTGGTCACCTCCAGCCAGTAGCCCACCAGCCCGACCGTCGGGTCATAGGGTCCGGGGTCGGCCTTGTTCACCCTGACCGTGGTCTCGTTGGCCAGCAGCACCTTGTCATTGACCGTGATGGTCTCGTTGGCGACCAGGGTTTCCCCGGGCAGATAGGCGTAGCGCCGGGCCTCCGGCCCCAAGAGCAGCCCGCGGACATAGGCGTTCAGTTGCTTGACCCGGGCATTGGTCCAAGCCACCAGCCGGCAATAATTCGGGTCCCGTTCATACTCGGCCGTCGTGAACCGTTCCCGGATCAGGCCCCCGAAGCCGGTCCGGTCAACCCGGCGGATGGCCTCACCCTGCGGGCGAATCACCGGGTAGGCTCCTCCGTCCAGCACCCGGCGAAAGGCGGTGGCCAGGGCGATGATCGGGTTCCCCTCGGCCTGGCGATGCACCGTGGTCAGCTTCAGGGTGGGAATCACGTCGAACACGATCGGCGTGCCAGAGCCGTCGGCCACCGGGGGCAGTTGGCACGGGTCCCCGACGAACAACAGTTTCAGGTCCAGTTCCTTGGCATCCTGGGCCAGGCGGCGTAGCAGCTCCCGGGCGATCATCGACGCCTCATCGACAATCACCAGGCTCCCGCTTTCGGCCTTGGGCTCCTGCCGGCGCTCCAGATAGGTCTCCCCGCTGTCATAGTCGTTCACTGGCCGCAGCCCGAACAGGCTGTGCACGGTTACCGCCTCCCCGCCGGACAGGTCGGCCACGACCCGGGCGGCCTTATGCGTGGCGGCGGTTAGATGAACCTGGGCATCCGTCTCGCGCAGAAACTGGCCGATGAGAAAGCTCTTCCCGGTCCCGGCGGGACCGCTTAGCGCCAGCCCGCGGCTGGGTCCATGGGTATAGGCGTGCAGGGCTTCCAGGGCGGTGGCTTGATCCGGGGACAGGTTAGCCACCGGTCGCCCCCTCCGGCTTGGCCGGGTCGTTCAGGGCCTCCCGCAGATGGCCCAAGCTGGTCAGGGGCAGCATGTGGGCGATCTGGCTGATCTCCTGCCGTCCAAGTCCGCGCTCCAGAATCTCCCTGATCCAGGCGGCGGCCTGCCGCGAGGCATCCTGTTTTGAGCGGTGACTGGTCTCCCGTTGTTTCTCCCGTTCGATGCGGTTGAGGCGGGCTTCGTCGTTCTTCATGCTGGCCAGCAGGTCCAGCCCTTGCACACTATCCAGGCGGGTCCCGCGCACCGCCTCCAGCACTGGCGGCGACAGTTCCTCGGCCCGCTGCACCAGGGTTTGCGCCGTGCGCCGGGCGATCCCGTGGCGCTTCGCGGCGTCGGCCACCCGCGCCGCCCGTTCCTCCCGGCTCAGGGGCCGGCCGAGGCGGGCGGCGTAATGCTTGAGGATGATCTGTTCGTGCTGGACCTTTTGCGCGTGGGTCAGCACCAGGCGCCCGGCGTTTTCCAGGGCCTCCAGCAGGCGCTCCTCATCGTCGCCCAGGTCGGCCTCCTCGCACACCAGGGCGGGGACGGCCCAGCCCAGCAGGCGGCAGGCCTCCGTGCGGTGGCGCCCGGCGATCAGGCGGTAACCCGCCCCGTCAACCGGCGCCGTCAACCGCGCCAGCAGGATGGGCTGGATATACCGGGACCGCTCGATGTGCTCCGCCAGGTCGAGGACGTGTTCCTCGCGCAAGGCGACCAGGCGTTCCGCGACCACGATCTCCCGGGGCTGGACCTCGGTCAGGGTGAAGCGGCGGTCGTTCATCGGGCGGGCATCAGCACGACGCCCAGGTCGACCGTCGCGGCCCGGAACCGCTCCGGTTCCGGGCCCAGGTAGGCGAGCAGGGCAGCCATCCGCGTTCGCGGCAGCGGGCTCCCGTCGGCCAGGTCGGCCCGGATAGCCCCGGCGGGGAAACAGACGTGGGCTTCACTGGCGAGGTGTTGCCACCACGGGGCGCGGGCATCCAGCCCGGCATAGAGCAGGGCGGCGGTGGTCCGCCCGCAGCGGTACTCGTGCACCAGCTTCGCGACCCAGGCGGCGGTCCGCCCGTCTTGCGGCGGGAACAACCAGACCCGCCCCGCCCAGGGCTGGGCCAAACCGCCATCCTCCCGGGTGTAGATCGCGGTCGCCGCGATTGGCGAGCGCCCGGTCCGGTCGCTGGCCGGGTCGAGATCAATCCCACCCAGCACGGCAACCGCCAGGGCCGCCAGGTCGGCCGGGGTGTAAAGGTCCTGATGTGTCATCCGCGGTTCCCGCTCAGCCACAGGTGGGCCAGCAGCAGGGCGTCCGCCCGGCCGTGGTCTTTCTTGCGTGTCAGCCAGCCGGCGGCCCCGGGGTAGAGTTCCAGGGCACGGGTCCGGCTGGCATCCTTGGGGCAGCCCAGAAGGCCATAGCGGCGCTTCCAGGTGGAAGGGGTGTAGTAGGTCGCCGGGATGCCCAGGGCCGCCAGGACGCCCTCGATGGCGCCCAGGGAGCGACCGAAACTGAACATACTCGACACGCCCTGGCCGGGGCGGGCGGCCACGGCTTCCAGGGCGGCATGGCAGGGTCCGTGAGCGGTCAGCAGCTCCCGCAGGTGGTGGGCCAGCACCGGCGCCGACAGGCGTTGCCGGGTCCCGGTCCCCTGCTCGACGGGCAGGTCCAGACAGGTCAGGACCTCGGTACCGCGCACACAGACCAGGGCCCCGGACAGGCCGGGGTCAATCCCGAGGGCGACAGTCATGCCAGGAAAGCCCGTCCGCCCCGTTGGCCGTGTAGAACGCGGGACTCTCCCGTCGCCCCCAGTTTCTCCTTGAGTTGGCGAAGCCGGTCGGCCACCTCGGCTCGTTGTTCCGGGCGGAGCTTAACGTCGTCCAGATAGGTGACGAAAGCCCAGTCCTCGGGCTCATCCTTATCCCGCACGGCGACCATGGCCCCGGCGGCGCACGGCAGCAGTACACTCTCGTCAGGCGGACCGTCTTCCGCCAGCAGCGCGTATTGCATGGCCGGAACGGTCCAGAACAAGGCTTGGGCCGGGTTGGCGATGTCGGCCCGTTCCATCAGACGCAGGACCGCGTGGTGGGAAACCTTGATGGGCAGGTCGCGTCGCTCATAGGTGCAGTTTTTGGCGCGGAACACGTAGGACGAGGCACACCAGGCGTCATGGTGTTGGAGGGATTCCGGGTGTAGGTAACCCATCATGGCCGCGACTTCGTGCTTCTTCTCGCCCCAGTGACTGTATTGGACCGTGACGAAGTGCGGGCTACGGAACAAACCTTCGACCGCGGTCCGGAGCCAGGGCTTCCGACCGAAGCGATAGGTTGTTCGCATTAAGCGGGCATCGGTGGCTTCCATCCGCGAGGCAAACTGTCTTTTCTCTCCGCGATAAATGGCGTGGGCAATCGAGGCGTGCATGGTGGTCTCCACGGGGTAGCGGCCCGACGGGGTGCCGGGCCTTGGTTGGCTATTTCAACCGGGAGCTGTGCGCGAACCGTGGTCGGGGTTCGCGCCCTACATCGGCCAGGGCCAGGGCGCGCCGGTCCCAGGTCTCACCAAAGGGATGCAGGTCCGCCTCCGGGGCCAGGTGGTCCCGCAGGTACTCAGCCTCCTCCGGGTCCGCGCAGACCACGTAACGACCATCAATCCCGGGGCGCAGCGGGAACGAAGTCGTCAGGTGCAAACTCCAGTGCACGTAGAGCCGATCTTGGTAAACCTGGGCCGTGGTCATGACCGTTCCTCCTCTTCACCCAAGCCCGGCGGCACCAGCTCCTCATACGGGTTGCCGGCGAACAACCGGGCCAGGGGCGCGAGATCGACCGTCTCCCCGGTATAGTTGACCGCGCACAGGGCGAAAACCGGTTGGCCGGTCGCCGCGTCCCGGCACTCCACCAGACACAGGTCCCCTTGTCGGGAGGCGCGTTGCAAGGTCTCGAAATTGGCGCGATAGGGCTCAGGAATGGCCATGGTCAGTCTCCTCGATGTGCACTGGCATCAGGACACGGCGGTCCAGGTTGCGGCCGACGAAGGTGTAGGGCACGCGGTCGATGTAGGCTTCAAACAAGGCATACTCCATCGCGGTGCGCATGGGCGGGTTGACCGGTCCGGCATAGGACCGGGACAGGGGCAGTCGGTCATTCGCAAACGAATCAAACACGGCAGGTCTCCTCTTCAGTTGTGGTTTCGTCAGCAGCGGCGACGGCCTGTAGCACCAGGAGCAGCCGCGCCAGCGCGGATTGCAGCAGGTCCGTCTCGTTTTCGCGCCACTTCAGGTAGCTGTCGAGGCTTTCCGCCAGAGTCAGCAGCACTTCGGCCCCGTCATCCTTACTAGCGACGTCCGTCAGGTTGGCCGAGTCGCGGGTCAGCACTTCCATCGCCGCCCGATAGGTCGGGTAGACGCCGCGCCAGATGGCCAGCCCTTTCTCCAGCGCAGCGGCGTTCATGACGGCCGGGAACGGCAAGGGGTTGGGCTCGTTCATCGTCCGGCCCTCCACAGGTTGTGCAACCGCCAGCGGCGCTCACCGCGCCAGCCGCGCCAGGTGTTCAGGTAGCGCAGGCAGCCCTCGGCCCGCGAGACCAGGTTGTTGGCCCGGAAGCGGTCGGCCCCGGTCAGGCATTCGGCGGTGGTGGCGATGGTCTTGTGCAGGGCGCGCAAGGCAGCCTTGTCCCGACGGTTCGTCGCCTCGGTGATGGCCAGGTTCCAGCGATCCAGCAGCCGGGAGGGGCGGAAGGTGGTAGGCTGGGAAGTCAGCATGGTTCGTCTCCTCTTCAGGTGGGCCGTGTCAGAGGTCCGGGGCGGGAATCAGCCGCCCCGGACCTCGCTCTTCATCGATTCAGTAGCCGGCGGCTTCGGCTTGGTAGTCGCGCTGCCAGGACTCGACCTTCTCCCAAGCGGGGTAGGCGATCCCGTCAACCGTCTTCCCGGCGTGCAGGTCGGCCAGCGGCGCGAACAGTTCGCCGCCCTGGCGCAGCCGGCCGTCGCAGTCCACGCCGTCGGTAGCATATTGGTAGCGCACGCCGTCGCCTTCGTGCGACCAGGTGCAGCCTTCCGAACTCCAGCCTTCGTCGGTCCGGTACCACTTGCCCCAGGTCAGCGATTGCCCCGGACGCAGGGTGATCTTGACGCGGCCGTGGTTGAGGTAGTCCCAGAAGCGGGCATTGGGGGCGGTCATGGCTTAGCCATCCTCCAGACCGTCGACCCAGTTCAGCCAGGTCAGGTAAGCCTCTTCCGGGGTGGCGTAGCCGTGGTCGCGGCTCCAGTCTTCGTTGGGATTCCACGTCAAGGAACAGACCCAGATCAGGTCGCGGGACAGCCACCAGGCAATGCCGTCGCGGTAAAAAGTCACCTGCCAGACCCGGCAACCCCGAGTTAGGGCAGGCAAGATGTGGTGGCCGTTCGGCAGCTGGTAACGGCCATCCGGCTGGGACATGGTCTTGAGGATGGTCGGGAGCAGGGTGTCGGGGGTGAGGGCGGTCATGCGGTTCTCCGGGTTAGGCGGTTTGCGTATGAACATAAGTATACGCTAAGGGTTTACTCTGGCAACCCGCCAGGCACAAGAAAGCCCGTGGGAAACGGGCTGCGAGGGCAGCCGCCCGGGCGGGCGGCTTAGTACGGAATCAGGCGGCTTCCTTGGCCCAGTGACAGAACCGTTCCACCTCGATGCCCCCCGCCTGGCGCCGGCGCTGCATCTCGGTCGCCAGGGCGGCGGCTTCCTCGGCATCCGTCGCCCCGTCGCCGTCTTTCACGTGGCGGTAACCCAGCAGGGTATCGACCAGTAAGACCTTGGCCGTCTTCGTGCGGTGGTCAACCTTCACGTTGTAGATCGGGTCCGGGGCATTGGCGTCCATCCCGTAGCGGACCCGGAAGCCGAACAGCAGGCGGTCAGCCGTCAGGGTGGTCAAGGTGAAGGTGGCAGTGCCGTCTTGCCGCCAGGTTTCGTCGGCCCCTTCGGTCATGAAGTCAGCCAGGCCACCGGCAAGGGCGTCGAGGGCTTGGTACAGTTGCGTGGACATGGGGGTGTTCTCCGTCGGGGGTCAGTAGCAGACCCGTTTGATTTCAACTTCACCGGCCTGGCGCCGGCGCATCACCTCGGCCAACAGGCCGGCGGCCTCTGCGGCGTCTTCCCGATCCTCGCCCGCGGCCACGTGGCGGTAGCCCCGCAGGGTGTCGACCAGGCGGACCGTGGCCGTCTTGGCTTGATGGTCAACCTTCACGTTGTAGATCGGGTCCGGGCACAGGTCGCCGTCGATCTCGGTATGGAACCCGAACAGCATCCCGTCAGGCGACATCGTGGTCAGGCTGAAGGGGCCGTAACCGTCCTGCCGCCAGGTTTCGTCAGTGCCCACTTCCATGAAGGCGGGCAGTCCGCCGGTGATGGCGTCGAGGGCTTGGTATAGGGTTTCGGACACAGGGGCGTTCTCCGGTCGCAGGGCGGCCGCCCAGGCGGGCGGCCGGTAAGGTCAAGGGGTCAGGGTCAGGCGGCCGTCAGGGCGTCCTCTTCAGGCGCCAAGGCATACTCCCGGGTGAAGACCAGGGGTCCGTCCTCGATCTTCACGCGCACCGAATAGCGGCGGGCCTCGGCACTACAGGCGGAACAAACGCAGGTATGCACCTTGATCTCATACCGGGCTCCCGCGGGCAGGTCCCGGGCCAGGCGGTCAAAGTATTCATACTGGGCCGCGGTCAAGGTCTCCGCCGGGGTGACGGCACATTCGAGGTCCGAAGCGGAGCACCAGTCTTCGTGAGGCAGGTCCCGCCCGGCGAGCTTCACATAGCGCGGCCAACCGTCGAGGCTGGCGAACAGCCGGTTGCGCAGGCTGTCGAGAATCTCCTCCTCAGGGAGCAGACCCAGTTTCCAGCGCCCTTGGGCATTGGCATCCATGTTCGGCACCTCGGCCGCCAGTCGCTCGCGGCGCTGGCGAGCCGCTTCGGCGTTTTCCGCTTCCCGGGCGGCCTCCCGTTCCTTGTAGAAAGCCTGGCGCCGGGCAATCTCGGCCTGCGCTTCGGCGATCTTGTCGGCCAGGGCCTCCCAGGCGGCGGCTTGGGGGTCAGTCCGCCCCGGGAACTGGGGCAGATCGTGCGGGTAGGTTGGGAGCTTGGGTCCCTCCGTCGCCATCGGCAGGCAGGGTTTTCCGTCCTGGCGATAACCCCATCGGATAAAGGCCGTGACCGGTTGCTCCCGCGCCCAGGCGATATACTCGGCCAGGTCCTCCTGCACCTTGACCCGGGTGTCAGCCGCCCATTGCTCCCGGGCGGCTATCGCCTCCCGGCGCCAGGCGATCCAGGCCAGCGGCTCCGGGGTGGCCATCTTTGGCTTGGCCGGTTGGTAAACCCAGGGGAGGGAAGTCAGATCGGTGACGTGGTCGGCACGTTCAGGGGCCGCGGCCACGACGGCGCGGTCCTCTTCCGACAAGTCAGCCAGGGCCAGGTCGACAATGACTTGGCCATACACTTCCGAACCCGCCTTGACGGCGGCTTCGCGGTCCACATTGACCAGCACTTTCATGGTTACCTCCACGAGGTAGGTTGCAGGCGTCCAAGACGCCAGGGGTTAAGGTCGCCGCCCGCTGGCGGCAACCGGGGAAATGTCATTTCAGGCTAAAGATATTCCAGGCGCGAACCTTCATCACAATTCGCGCAGCTCCCCTTCCGCCACGTCGGCCGGGTACCACATTGGCCAGCGCCTTCCGGTACCTTCAACCCGTCGGCACAACCGGGCGTAGCAGGTCAGGAAGGCCAGAATCTCGGCATCGTCCGAGCGCAGCAGGCGGTTGGGCGGTTCGTTCATGGCGGTTACCCTCGCTCCGCCCAGATGATCCGGGTCAGGGTTTCGGCCGCCTTCAGGGCATCATCCAATCGCCAGAACTTGGCCGACAGCATCAGCAGCCGACGATCAAGGCGATCATCGCGAATCAGGTCGACGTAAACGTGCCAACCCTCCGACCCGCCGGGCACGACGTAGCAGGCCATCCACTGGGTTAGCGGCGGCTTCTCCGGCCAGACTGGCGTGTCAAAGGCCGGAGCGTCGCCATGGGGTGGCGCGGAGTATTTGGCCAGCACGACATACTCCGGCGCGAAGGGCTCAAGCGCGGCCTGGGCCTCGCGCTCGAAATCGCGCCAGGTCCACGGGGTTGCGGGGGTGGTTTTGTGGTCAGGCATGGCGGTCACCACTGATGCGCCCAGACGATCCGGGTCAGGGCTTCGACCGCCTTCAGGGCATCATCCCGGCTCCAGAACTTGGCCAGGATCATCAGGAAACGGCCGCCGGCCGCGCCGTCGGGTTTACTGCGGATCAGGTCGACGTGCACATACCAACCCTCAGAGTCACCTTTCACGGCGTAACAGGCGATCCAGCGGGTGAAAGGCGGCTCCTCCGGCCAGACTGGCGTTTCGGCGGCTGGCGTTTCGTCCAGACCCAGGCGGCAGTCGAGCATCAGGCCGACGGACTCAGGCTCGAACGGCTCAAGCGCGACCTGGGCCTCGCGTTCGAAGTCGCGCCAGGTCCACGGGGTTTCGGAAGTGTTTTCGGTCATCTCGGCAATCCAGGGTCAGGGTGAAAGGGTTCAGTCGAAGTAACCGCGGGCCTCTTGCCGGGCCAGGATGGCGCCTTCGGCGTCGAAGGCGTAACCGCTCAGGTCCCAGCAGGCACCGCCACCCGACCGGGCCAGCGGGACCGGCGGGCGCTTCAGCTCGTTGCACCGGATGGCGTAAGCCTTCGGGGTGTAGCCCCGGTAAACCGGGTTGCCGTGCAGGTCCCGGGTAGGGATTACCGGGTAACCGGCGGCACTTACCGCGGCGGCGAGTTCGGGGTTGGTGCCGATGTCGGCATAGCCGTTGTTGCCCAGTTCGATGGACGCGATGGCAGCGGCGACGGGGAGGGTGGTGGTCTCGGTCATCTCGGTATCTCGGTCTCCGGGTTGCTCGGGTGTCTCGGTTAACTTATGAGTGTAAGTATACGCCAAGGGTTTAACCTGGCAACCGACCGGGCGCAAAAAACTCACGCCGCCAGCCGTTTCTCCTCCTCGAACCGTTTGCGGGCGGCGATGAACGCCTCGTTGCTCCCGCCCCGGTCCGGATGGGCCCGTTGCATGGCGGCCCGCGCTTCCTTCAGGCGGTCGGCCTGGCTGACAACCGTTTCCCGGACCTCGGCCTTGAGGGCGGCGATCAGGGCCTCGTGCCCGTTCTGGCGTTCCGTCAGCACCCTCAGGATGCGCTCATCGATGGTGCCCTGGGCCACGACGCGGTAGATCATCACCGGGCGCTTTTGCCCCTGCCGGTACAACCGGGCAACCGTCTGGGTCCACAGCTCCCAGGACCAGGGCAGCGCTATCCAGATCAGGTGTCGGCCACCGGCTTGGAGATTCAACCCGTGGCCACAAGCCATTGGATGGATCAGCAGAATCGGTATCTCGCCCCGGTTCCAGCGGTCGACCAGTTCATTGAGCCGCGCCGGGGTCATACCGGACCCCAGCGCCGGGGCCTCCGGGAACAACGCCCGCAACCGGGCCAGGTCGTGCTTGAACCAGTAGGCGATCAGACAGGGTTCCCCGTTCAGTTCGGACACCAGGTCCGCCACGGCCTCCACTTTGGCGCGGTGCAGTTCGGACCAGGTGCCTTGGTCATCCGTGAACAGGCACCCTTGCGCCACTTGCTGAAGCTTTCCCGCCATCACCCCGGCATTGGCCACGTCAATGACTTGGCCGTCTTCCAGGCGGGACTGAAACGACTCGGCCAGTTCCGCATAAACGCACCAGGCGGAAACCGGCATCACGACCGGAACATCCGTCTCGATCAGGGCGGGCAGGTCGAGGTAATCCTTCGCCCGGAGGGCAATGGCGAAATCCTTCAGCTTGGCCGTCACCTCCGGGCGGCTATGCGGTTTCAGCACCCAGCCGGCGTCCGTCTGCATGAAATACTTGGCCAAGAAGGCATAGGGCGAACGGCCAAAGCGTTTGCCCAGGTCGGCCACCGTCACCTGCGCCCACAGGTCGGCCAGGGATTTCGGCGTGGGGGTCCCCGTGAGGATGGTGCGCCGTTTCGCGGTCAGGGCGGTGAAGGCGAACCCTCTGAATCTCTTGCTAAAATGGTTGCGAAGGAGGGATGACTCGTCCGCGATTACCCAGTCCCAGGTTTCGCGCTTGACCGTCTTGTGCAGCCAGGTCAGCAGGCCGTAACTCACGCAAACCACGTCCACCTCGGCCAGGCGGGTCCGGAGGGCCTCCCGGCGTTGTTCCGCGGTCCCGGTCAAGGTCAGGACCCGCAGGTGCGCGGTATGCGCCCACAGGTCGGCCTCCCGCCCCCAGACCGTAGCCACGACCCGCGGCGGTCCCACAACCAGCACCCGGCGCACCGTCCCGGCCGCCAGCAGATCGGCGATGGCCGTCAGGGTGGTGATGGTCTTACCCAGCCCGGGGTCCATGAACAGCCCGGCCTCCGCGTGTTCCACGAGGAACTGAGCGGCCCGGACTTGGTACGGGTGCAGGGCGGCACGAGGGCGGCGGGGCGTCGTCCGCAGTTCATTTGCCATAGCGATGACCCTCCTGCCATTCGCAGTCGATGGGCACCTCCCGCGCCCAGTCCGGCCGGCGGCGCATCACCTCGCCCAGGGCGGCCCCGATGCCGGGCGGCCCCTCGCAGATCAGTTCGTCGTGCACGGTCAGCACCGGATTAAGCCCTTCGTTTTCCGCCGCGATCAGGCTGGCCGCCAGCAGGTCCCGGGCGGTACTGGAAACGACGTTCTCACAAAGTCTCCCACCGAATGTGTGGTTCTCCACCGGCTTGCCGTGGTTGCCGATCCCCGTGAAGCGCAGTTCGACGGTCGCCTCGCCGTAGCGTTCGACCCGTTTCAACCGGGGCTGAAACCAGCTCAGGTTTCGCCCCGAGGGCAGGCGGCAGAACAGCCACTGGTCCTCCGCATGGAAGGTCAGGTGCCGCCCAACCGGTTGCGGCTTCCCGGTACCCACCGCCCGCACGGCGGCCCGTTCCAGGTCCGCCCAGAAGGTCACCACGGGGGCGTGCTTCCCGCGGTACGCCTCGATGGTGGCTTTCGCCAGGGCCTCCGGGAGCTGCAACCCTTGTTTGCGACACGAGGCTTGGAAGGCGCGCCACCCGGCCCCGTACCCACCGCCCAGGATGCCGCTCTTCCCGGTATGACGCTGATCCTTGGTCACGGCGTCGACCGGCACCTTGTAGATGCGGCTGGCCAGTTGCTTGTAGAGATCGTCGCCCCGTTCCAGGGCGGCCACCGTCTCCACGTCGCCAGCCAGCCAGGCCAGGACCACGACCTCGATCTTGGCGAAGTCGCAGACCCCAAGGCGCAGCCCGGCGGGGGCCAGCAACAGCGAGCGGATCAGGCTGGACAGGGTTTCCAGGGGCTTGGCGAACAACAGGGGAAACGCCTCCGGGTCCCGGCTCAGCACCGCCACCGCGTCAGCCACGGCTTGCGCCTTGATCCGGGGACGGGGAAGGTTCTGTAACTGGACGCCGCGCCCGGCCCAGCGATAGGTATGCGTCTGACCATAGGCCAGCTGGTCGTGCAGGCGCCCGTCAGCGGTGGCGGCCTCGCGAATGGCGTAAACCTTGCGCCAGGCGGACCGCGAGCCTTCCAGACGCAGCTCCAGCACCCGGCGGACTTCGGGCGCGAGCGGTCCCGTCAAGGTCTCGGCGATCTCCGTCTCGCCCAGGGTGTCGAGGGCGACGCCCCGGGCTTGTAGCCAGCCCAACAGCGCCTGCACCTGGCCGGGTCCCAGGCCCCCGGTCAGCCGGGCGCACTCCGTCTCGATGGCCGTCATCAGCGGTTCCGCGACGTTGGCAATGGCGTTGGCCAGGTCCAGATCCGCCAGGATGCCGCGACAAGCCATGCGGTAATCCGCCTCCCAGCAGGCGTGATCGAGGTCCAGTTGCGGCAGGTAGCCCTTCAGGCGGTCGACCAGGGCGAGCGTGGTCCGCACGTCCTGCCGGCAATACTCCACGAACAGCGCCCAGTCCTCCGGGGCGTCCTCCGGGCGCACCCGGGGTCCGAACAGGCGCTCCTCATGCGGCAGCGAAAACAGCCGGATCAGGCGTTTGCCCTCCGGTTGTTTGCGTTGCTCCAGCCCCAGGGCCTCGGCCGCCTGTTCCAGCGAGCGCGGCAGACCCAGCAGGGCGCACAGCGCCCGGGAGTCCAGCCAGCGCCCGGCCACCGGCGGGAACCCATAGCGCGGGGTCAGCACGTGTTCATAGATGCCGCGGTCGAACCCGGCGTTATGCGCCAGCACCGTTTCTCCGGCCGCCAGGGGCGTTGCCAGGTCCAAGGGTATAGGGTCACCCGGGGACCAGGTCCGCACCGTCTCTCCGGGGCGCCCATAGGCGAGCAGGGCGACATCGGTCGAGGGGTGCCGGGCATAGCGGTAGGCGCCGACCTTCGGCAGATCGGCGTGGCTAAAGGTCTCAAAATCGAGGACGATCATATAACGGTTGACTCGGTAAACTCGGCACAGACAAAAAAGGGCGCCCGCAGGCGCCCCGTGGTTGGCTAAGGATCAGGCGGCTAAGCCGAGCAGGTCGTCATAGTCGTCATCATTGCCGGCCCCGGCGGTGAACTCCTCCTCCAGTCCGGCGAAGGCTTCCTCGGGATTGATCCGGCCGTCGATGCGCTCCCCGCGGCCCAGTAGCAGCACGGCGTTGAGATAGGCGGTGACGCCCATGGACAAGCCGGTATAGACCGCCAGCTTGACCGACACGTGGGCCTCCTGACCCGCCCAGGCGTCCTCCGGCCGCGCTTCGGTCTTCGTGTTTTTGAAGTAGACCGCGGGCTTGGTGCTGGACTTGGCCGAGAGCACGATGTGTCCCTTACACTCCTCGCCCGGCTCCTTGCCGGTCGGGGTGAGCTGGTCACCATCGTAGTAGGGCTTACGCAGATCGGCCGGGACCTTCCCGCCGAACTTGGTCGCCGCGACCTTGGCGATGGCGGCCTTGTAAGCGTTCTGCAACAGGACCAGGTTTTCCTTGTCCGTCTTCGGGATCAGGATGTTGGTCTGGTACTTGGGCGCGGACTGCGCCTGCTGCGCCCCCGGCCCCGAATAGGCACGGGGGACGAACAGGTGCGGGTAACTCAGGCGGACAGACCTGAGAGTGATAGCGGAGGGATCGGACGTAACGGGATTGGTCATAACGGTTCTCCGGTTGACCAGGTTTCACGGTTTGGCGGGAGGTCGCATCTCCCGCCGGCTTCTTGCCCGTTCAGGGTACAAGTCACGACGGCGCGAACCACGGGCGGGGTTCGCGCAGCCGATCTAGGCGATCTCATCTTCCAGGCCGGCAAACCAGGCCGCGGCATCGGCGAACACGTCGCCGCCGGGGGCCTTCAGGGGTACCAGCCGCGGGGCCAGTTCCGGGACCTTGACCAGGGCGGCCAGGTCGGCCTTTTGCTTGGTCTCGGCCTTGACGACCCGTTCCACATGAGCCGGCGTGCCGAGCTTCCGTGGGGCCAACAGGTCAGGGTCGACCCCATAGGTCGCCGCCAGGTGGGGCAGGGCGGCGTCAGCATCGATCCAGGCGCGGTTACCCTGGCGCTGCGCCAGCTTCCAGCCGGGAATCTCGGTACCGGTCCGGGCCAGGGTCAGGGCGTGTTCTTCCAGGGCCTTGAGCCAGCCGCGAACCGTCTCGGCCTCGCCCAGCAGGTAGCCGATCCGTTCCGGGCGCAGCGGGGCGTCAACCTCGCGGAAGGCTTCGCGGGCGACGGCTAGGCTGTAATCCGCCAGGGCGGCGCAGCCCCCGGCGGCCCGGCAGAACTTGCAGTGCTCCCCGGCGTTGAGCGGCGCATCGTCCTCATCGGTCAGGGCGGCGGCGGCCCTGATCGTTGCCCCGAAGGCGTCCAGATCGGAGCGGGTCAGGGTAGCGACCCGGACGGGGCCGTCGGCATGGGGCGCCCGTGGTTGCAGAATGGCCAGGGTGACGGCTTCCACCGGGTAATCCGCCAGGGCCAGGGCGCCCAGGGCGTAGAGGCGGATTTGCGGGTTGTCCTCCACCTCCACCGCCAGCCCGGCGCCGAACTTCAGGTCCCCGACCAGCAGCCGGCGGTCCTCCCGGAAGAAGATCAGGATGTCCGCGGTGCCCCACAGGTCATCCCGGCCCAGGGGCGAGCCCGGGTCGACCCGACGTTCCAGGTACAGCTCCGCGCCCGGGTTTTCGGCCATCTGTGCCTGAATCCAGTCCACGACCGGTTGCAGGGCCTCGGCCATCACCTCAGTCGCCCCGGGCACCAGGGCGAGACACTGGTCAAGCGGTTGGCTCAGCAGCAGGGCGGTTTCCAGCAGGGCATGGGCGGTGGTGCCTTCCGCGGCGTAGATCGACTCCTGCCGGGGGAACTGGGCTTCCAGCCGGGGCGCCCCCGGGCAGGCGGTCCACCGATGGGCGGCGGAACAGGACAGGCGGGCGTGATCGCTCATCAGGCCACCTCCGCCAGGGCGTTGGCCGCCAGGCGCACGAACTCCACCCGCTGCCCCGGGGTCAGGTGTTCCAAACTTTTAACCCGGATCTGATTGGCCAGCAGGTCCTTGAACAGGGGTCCGCGCCCGGTTTCGATCAGACGCCGCGCCATCGCCAGGGCGTCCTCCGCGGTCACCTCGGCCGGCGGCGGTTCATCGTGGGGCTGATTGGCGGCCGGCGGCATCCGTACCTCGGCCGTGGGCTTGGTCGCCGGGGTCCGCACTTCCGTCGGGGCCGTGGTCCGGGGCAGCCAGCCGGCGGCGAGGGCCAGGTCCATGAAGGCGATGCGCTGTTCCGGGTTTAACTGGCCGATACTCCCGACCCCGATCTTATTGACCAGGGCGTCCTGCACCAGCTCCCGGTTGCCTGAGCGGATCACCTCGGTCGCCACTTCCTGCACCTCGGCCAGGCTGACCGGGGTACGCTGCGGGGTGGGCTGGGCAGTGGTGGCGGCCGCCGGCGCCGGGGCGGTGAAGGGCACCGCATACTCGGCAATGACCGCAGCGGCGTCCTCGCCCGGCACCAGGGGGATGGCTGCCAGGGCCTCCTGCCCGGCGCGTTCAAAGATCGCCAGGCGGGTGGCGGCATGGCCGTGGACGGCTTGGGTCAGGCGGTCAAGGGCGGCGGGTAACTCCGCCAACCGTTCCACCGCAGCCCGCAGGGCCGTGATCTCAGTTTCGAGCGACATAGGGGACTCCCGCCGGCCCGTCGGGGCCGGCAACAGGGGGTGAAAGTCAGGCGGCGAGTTTCAGGCAGGTTTCCAGCGCCCGGCGTTTAATCTGGTCGCCGCGCCCGGTCCACGCCGAGGCCAGGCGCGACCCTTCCTTGCGCTCCGGGGCGTGGTGGTCGACATACTCGGTCACGCTGTGCAGCAGGCCCCAGGCGGTACCACGAGCCGAAGGCAGGGCGGCGCCCTTCGCCCGGCCGTGGTACAGGTCGAGGACCTGCCCCATGGCCCGCTGACCCGGTTGCTTGTCGGCCGGGGCCTCCGGGTCGCCAAAGATGGCGATGATGGCTTCCTGGGCATCCAGCTCTTTCAGCGGGCGCGAGGCCAGGCGGTCCGCGGCGCTGGCGAACTCCTCCCAGGTACCTTCGACCAGACCGAGATTGGCCTTCACCGCCCCGGCGTCGAACTTGGTCGAGTGATTGGTGACGACCAGGTTGGCCGCGGTCTGATTCAGGGCGGCGGTCAAAGTGTTCCAGCACACGACGCGGACACTGGTCAGGGTGGCGCGGGTGGCGAGCGTCTTGTCGCACGAGGTCATCAGCAGGACGTATTGCCGGGTCACGTCGCCCCCGAGAGCGAAGTCACGCCCGGTCTTGGCCAAGGCCCAGACCAGGGCACCGGCCTTGAGGCTGCCGGCGGTTTCCATCGTGAAACCGTGTTCCTCGGTCAGGTCGCGGAAGAACTCCAGCACCTCGCCCGGCTGGACGGGGTGGTACTGATTGGAGACGACGGAGATCGGGGCCAGGGTGTCGCTGCGATACACGACCCGGCGGTCGTTGAAGGTCTGGTCGCCCAGGTATTGCACCGGGGCCAGTTCATAGGTGAAGTCGAGGCCGGCGGCGATCCGCCAGGTGTCGAGGGGTTGGCCGGCGGGCAGTTCCGTGCCCAGGCCGTGCCAGGGCTTCTTGCCGATGTAGGCGATATTCTCGCGGCCGTTGGACAGGTCGATCAGGTGTGCCATGGTGTTCTCCGGTTGGCGGGTTGGTCTCGGTTGTCTCGGTTGACTCGGCATTGCTTAACAATGTAAGCAAAGTATACGTATGAAATAAGTGAACTGGCAACGCCGTCAGCAAACTTTTTTCGCCGTCGGGAACGTCATCAAACCAGAGACTTGAGCGCGAACCACGGCCGCGGTTCGCGCACGGGTAACCGTTGACCAGAGTCGGGTCAGGGGTGCCGGCGGGTCAAGGCGCCAGCGGGGCGGGCGGGGTCCGGGCGGACGCAATAAGCCCGGGCAACCGGGGCAAAGCGGACACAATAAGCACGGGCGACGGGGTCAAAGTGTCCGCGCCCGGCGGGGCGGAATGTGCTAGGCGCCAGGGCGGCGCAAACGAAAACGCCTCCACAAGGGAGGCGCTTGGGGGCGGGGTGGGCGGGGGTCAGCCTTCGGGGTCGGCCGCGATCAGGTAGCTCGGCTCTGGGACAACCTTCTTAACGATGCGCAGTCGCCCCTCGATGTAGGCCTCCACGACATCGGCAATGAACTTGGACACGGCGATGCCGTCCCGTTCACAGCGAACGGTCAGCTCCCGGCGCATCTCAAGAGTCGGCAGACGGACACTCAAGGTCTGAGTGCCAATGTTCTCGACGGGTTCTTCGGACGTAGGTTTGCGGTTTCTTGCCATAGTAAGCAAAGAATAAGCATTATCCGCAGACTTGTCTATATCCTCCGACGTTTTGCTTATGTCAGGGGAAAAGGGGCCGGGGATTGGCGCCCCTCCGAGGGACGCCCTGGATAAATCTGGTAGTGCTTCACCTGTTCCACGTCAAACAGCCAGCCGATGGGCGTCTTGATCCCGCCCATCTCGCGCTTGATCCAGTCGGGCCGCTTGTAGATGGCTTGTTTGGTCACGCCCAACAGATCAGCGACCGCCAGCACGCCAACCCGCCCCGCCAGGGCGGCCTCGATCTGGAGCGGGGTGGGTTTCTGCTTCTCTGCCATATCGGGTTACTCTCGCCAGGGCCAGACGCAAGAGGCTAGTCGTTTTGGTTGCCGTCTTCAACCCTTCGCGCCAGGCCGAAGGCGATCAGGTCCTCGACGAAGGCGGCGGCCGTCTCCGTGCGCAGGGTCCGCCCGTTGAGCCCGCCATAGTAATAGTTCCAGCGGGCCATGAACTGCTGGGGATTCTCACAGGGGGAGAAGGCGGTCGCGTTCATCCGCGAGATGATCTCCGGCGGGGTCCCGGTAAACCGCTCCGGGCGGTCATCCTCGATCAGGTCAATCGTCAGGTGGTCAGTATTGGTCAACATCGGGCGAGTCTCCGGGGCCGGCCCCGTGGGGGCCGGCGGGTGGGTCAGGTTCAGGCCAGGGCGGCGGTCCGGGCGCGGATGTAAGCGGCCAGTTCAATCCCGCAGGTCAGGCGGAAGAAGCGCAGGTAGTTGGGGGTGCCGCGGCTGTCTACCGACTTGGCCTGGGCACCCTTCTCCAGCAGGGCGCGGCTGATCTTAACCCAGTTGATGATCTTGGCGGCTTCGATGGTCCCGCTGTGCTGGCGGAACTCCAGGGTGCCATGCCGCCACAGGGCGGCGGGGTTGACCTTGAAGTAGCGGTGACCCAGCAGGGCCTCGACATCTTCCCGGCTGCGGCAAGCGACGAAGGCTTCCACCGTGCGGGCCACGTCGCCCAGCACATTCAGGGTGCGGCAGTATTGGTTCGTGGTCCCGCGGCGGCTGGCGGGCATCATGGCGTCGATCCAGGTCTCGTGCTTCGCGTAGACGGCCAGGACCTTCCCGATCTGGGCGATGCTCAGGTCCCGGGCCAGGTGGTGCACGTGCAGTCCGCACTGCCGGTCAACCTTGGCGCCGAGGCCGATCAGCACCCGGGAGACGGTCTCGATCTGGGCGAAGCTGGCGTCATCGAAGGCCAGGGGCGGGGACACCAGTTCCAGGCCACCGACAACGCTGGCGTCGCTGACCAGCTTCCAATGCGCCCGGGTGGTATGGTTGTAGCCTTCCCAGCGGGTATAGACGCCGGCCTCGGTCAAAGCGCTGGCGATCTCAAACGCATCCCGGCCGGTCTTGAACTCGATCTCGATCCCGAAGGTGCGGCTGGCTTCGGCGGTGAAGGTGGCTTGCGCAACGAAGGGGGAGGTGGTGGTCATGTCGGGCTCCGGGGTTGGCTGGGGTAACTCGTCTCGTTGAATGTAAGTATACGCTAAGTATTGACCCTGGCAACCCGATGGCCGTGTTTTTTTGGCCGTGTTCCGCAAAAAAGTTTCGCCTAGTTAGCCACTTGCCGGGCGGCGACCAGGACGCCCGAGCGCAGCGCCACCACGGGCGGCAGGCCGTCTTTATCCTGCCGGGAGATGGTGGTCCCGGCGGCCAGCCAGCCGGCGGCTTGCAGCTCCAGCAGGGCCAGGCGCAGCCGGGCCTCGGTCCGCAGTCCGGGCAGGCGCACGTGGCGGCGCAGACTGGCCGTGTCGATGGTCTCGGTCCCGGTCTCCACCAGATGCCGCGCCAGGACCCGGGCCAGTTTCTCCGGCGGGGGTTCGCCGGCATCCATCTCCGCCCGTTCGCGGTGGGCACCAAAGAACCCGACCCGTAACTCGATGGCGGCCGCCAGGGTGGCCTCGGAGATGGCCGTGGGCAGGCGGGGTTGCGGGGTCAGGGTCCATTCCAGGGCGTGCAGGACCGCCGCCAGGCGGACCACGTGGCCGGCGGCCTTACCCTCGAAACTCGGGATGGCATCCCCGTAGCGGCGGCGCAGCTCCAGCAGGTAGCCCTCCCGCCAGGCCAGAAACCGCGCCTGGGCATTCTCGGTCAGGGTCAGGGTCAGGGCCTCCCGGCCGGTCACGGGATGGGCTTCGAGCTGGTCCGTCGCCAGGGCGTACAGCCGGGCAAAGGCATGGGCGACCTGGGCCTCGGCCTGGGACCAGGCATGGGCGTCGATGGTCTCGGCCACCGGGGCGGGACTCGGCCATACCAGCAGGAACCGGGCGGCCAGCCCGTCGTCGACCTCGCCCTGAAGCAGTTGCGGCACCAGGTCAGGCTGAATCCCGCCCAGCAGGGCGACGGCCAGGGTCGGGATCAGCAGCGGGTCATCGCCCAGCTTGCGGCGGTCGACCGAGTAGGGTTTGCCGTCATAACACTTCAGCCAGAAGCCCCGGTCGTTGCCCCCGCCCTGGCGATAGCGGGTCAGGGCGGTGATCCACGACGCCATCTCCGGCGACCAGCCCAGCAGCCCCCGTTCCTCCCGGGCCAGGACCGCGGCCGCGGCCTCGATGGTGGTGTCCTCGATGCGGCAGCGGTGCAGGACCGGCTTAGTCTCGGCGCCCTTATCCTCGGCCGTGTCATAGATGAGCCGTTCCGCGTCATACTGGCGGCGGAACTCCCGTTCCAGGGCCTCCAGCCCCACCTCCACGCCTTCCAGGGCCGGCGTCTTGTTGGCCGCGCTGTCGCCAACCAGCAGCAGCCACAGGATAGACGGTTCCACCCAACCGGGGCGGACCTCCACCTGCACCCGGCCGCCCAACAGCCCGGAGGCGGCGCCCAGCAGGGCGGCGAGCAGGTAATCCACCGGGGCGGACTTCGCCCTGGCCGCCAGGGTCAGCCAGGGCGCCCAACCGGGCAGCACGTCCGCCGGGGCGGGTACCGGCCGGCGGTTGAGATCCAGGAGCGACAGGTCCGGGCCTTTGGCGCCTCCCGGGCCGCGAGCGGCGTGCACCAGGCGGTGCAGATGGTCCGGGGTCCAGCCCGGCGGCAAGGGGTCGGCCAGGTCCCACTTGAGCGGCAGATGGTCGGGGAGGGCCACGACGGCGACACTGGCGGCCCCGGCGGCGACCGCTCGTTGTCGCACCGTCTCCGCGTGGCGCAGACCGGCTTCGTCATGGTCGGGCCAGATGGTCACGTCCCGGCCGGTCAACAGACTCCAGTCAGCCCGGCGGTGCAGGTTGCCGGCGACCGTGGTGCAGACGTGGTCGGGGAACAGCTTGGCCGCGGCGAGGGTGGCCTTCTCTCCTTCGGCGATCAATACCGGGGCCAGGGGTTTGAGCGCCAGGCGGTCCGCGTTCAGCAGCGGGGTCGAGGCCGGCCAGGCGGGAACCCAGCGCCAGGGCGCATGAGGGTCATCCGCCGGCCGGGCCCAGATCACCGGGCGCACCGCCTTGCCCGTCGGCCCCTGCCAGCGCAAGGTGAGCAGGGCAATCCGGCCATCAGCCCGGCGCCAGGCGTAGACATTGGTCGGCTCGCCATAGGTCTGGCGCAGACTGGGGTATAGGTCCTCGATGCCGTCGCGCCGGTCCGGGATGTCCGTCGCCAGCCAGGCGGGGGCCTCGGCTTCCAGGTTGGCCGTGATCTGCCCGGCGAAGGACTCCTCCTCGCCGTTGAGCGGGCGGAACTCGGCCGGGGCGGCGGGGTCGACCTGGCATAGTCCCAGCATCCCACCGAGCCAGCGTTCGGCCGTCTCCGGGGCGATCCGGTACAGATAGGCGGTCCACGAGATCAGGCCCTGCCCGCGGGCGTGGGGGTCGTCCGCGAGGGCGAAGTCGCCCCACAATCCGGTTTGCAGGTTCAGATCGGCCGACCCAAGTTCCCGGTCGCCCCGGGTCCGGTTCCGCCACAGGTAGCGACAGCCAACCCGTTTGCCGTCGAAAGGCGGGGGCGCCAACCGGGCGGCGATGGCGGGGGCCAGGGGCAAGGCGGCCATGGCCACCTGGCCGAAATCCGGGTTCTTGAGCAGCAGCACCTAAGCGGCGACCGCCTTGAGGTTGGCTTTGCCGTGCTGGTCCAGCCAGCGGTAGATATCCCGGGCGCGCCAGGCCTTGATCTGTTCGCCGGTCATGGGCTGGGGTCCGCCGGGCGCCTTCAGCAGGCGTTCCGTCTGCACTTGGTCGAGGCCGAGATAGGTCGCGATCCGGCGCAAGGTCCAGAGCTGGTCAGGGTTGGGCCGTTCCACCGCCAGCACCTCCACCGCCCGGACAATATCGTAGAGATCGCCCCGGGAGACCCGGTTGGCCGCCGGGGTCACGGCGGCCAGGCGTTCAAGCAGCGAGTCGTAATGTGTTTCCATGGGCGGGACTGTAGCCCGCGGGGGTGCGCGAACCGCGGGGATTTTCCGCGCAACCCAGGGGATGGAAGGTGAAGGGGATGGGGTCCTCCGTCGCCGGGTTCGGGTCGAACAGTTGGGTCAGGCAGCGGGCCAGGGCCTCGGCGACGCGGCTTTGCATCGCGCTCAGTGACAGACCGCGATCCCGCCCGTAAGAGCGACCGTCCTCCCCACCGCGGTTGATCCCGAACAGGCGGACCTTCTCCATCAGGTATTGGCTGACCTCCTTGCTGCGCCCGGTCTTTCCCGCCCGTAGCGCCAGGCGTTCATCCGTCAGCGACAGGGCTGCGCCCAGCACCGAACCCAAACGGGGAAGCTCCTCCGGGCGCCGGGACAGCCACCGCTCCCGGGGCAAGGCGGACGGGTCCATGGCGACAGCCAGCAGGGCGGGCAGTTCGCGGCGTTCGTACCCTTCCCAGAAGGCAAAGCACAGACCCTCAAGGTCGGGCGCCGTCGGCAGCGCCGGGTCGACCTGGATGGTCTCGATCTTGGGGAGGGCGGCCAGCCGTTGGCGATCTCTCAGGTGTTGCAGTTCCATCTCCCGCATGAACTGGTCACGGGTGAGCATGGTCATCACGCCACCTCCCGATCAGACTCCTCCACCGGCCGGCGGGGCGGCCGCCCTCGGCGCCGGGGCGGCGGCAAGGGGTCCGCGGGGAAGGGCGGCGGCAGCTCCACCGGGTCGACCTGGGCCGGGACCAGGTGGGGCAGGGTGGCGAGGAGACCCTCCGTGCGGAAGGCTTCCCGCCAGGCGAGCAGGTCGGCCTTTTGGTACGTCCACCGGCGGCCGATCCGATAGGCGGCCGGGCCGCGGCCCTCAAGGTCCATCTTCTTCAGGAAGGCCGCACTGATTCCCAAGAAGGCGGCGGCTTGTTGGCGGGTCAGGCTGGCGTTCGGGTCCGGGATCAGCCAGGGCGCCGGGGGTTGGCTGGGCCAGGCGGCAGCGGGAACAGACTCGGGAGCGGTTGACGGGTCGAGCGGTTGACGGGTATTGCGGGACATGAGCGTTCACCGAAGGCTTTAGGGTGAACGCTATTTAATTGGCACCTCCGGCCGTATTCGATGCAAATACACTGGTACATCAGTGCAACGTACCAGTGCGCTAGTTATCTCCTAGATCTTTAATTTCAGTAAACACAGAATCTAAATCTTCAGCAGTTAAACTAAAATCTTGTAATTTGTTAGCTTTGGCATAAACGGTTTTTAGGGTTGATTCTTTTGCTCCGTTTAATGGGTTTCTGTCCACTAAATGTGCAATTAGCTCGTTTTGACTTGGAAAATTTCTTTTTTGCCTAGGAAGTTTGCACAATGGAACGCCATTGTCATCCGTATCATATAAAATTAAATTTGACAAAGCCCGTATTATACGAAGATATGTTTCAGGTTTTGTTTTATCTTTAGAAAAATTATAACCTGTGCTGTGTTTGTTATTGTCGTTGTTTTCTTGACTATTTATTGTTGGCTCTGGCCAGCTTAAAAAGCGAGGTATTGTTGGTTTGGGGCCAATTTTATCCCAAAATTCTATTTTTCTTGTGAAATAATCAAGTAGTTCGTCACGAGTTAATTTCAAGTCCCCGTCAGATAAAGGGATTTCTCGTGTAATGTCATTTCTTAATTCATATTCTAAATTTAATCGTCTGGCGTAAGGAAGTAGTTCATCATATATTGCATCCACTAAAGGAGAAGAAAGTAAAGGAATTGTTGGCTCTGTTTCGGCTATTAAACAAGCGGCTTGATAAACCGTTAAGTTATGAACAAGAGCCCAGCGAGCGTAATCAGGCGACATTTCAGCACCTCCCATCAGGCGCACCAGCAAACCATCCGGCAGTAGGCGCTCGGTCAGGCGGGGGATGGGGTCCCGCTCTTCGGCGGCCAAACCTAGGCCGAGCGTTGAAAAGTGTAAGCCAGGGGTCAGGGTCAGACCAGTTTGCCCGACCCGGCGCCCTTCAGGGCGGGATGGGTCAGGATCGGGGTGGGGGTAAACCGTAGGCAGAACCAGATCGCCGGACCGGCTTCGCTGGCGTAAATCCAGCCGCCGCGATCCCGGCGCCAGGTCTGGGCCTCTTCCAGGGTGTCGAACCAGGCAATGATGGGGTCAGGCATTGGCGGCCTCCGGTAAAGCCCGGCCTACTGGCCGGGCGGTGGTGGTCAGTGCCGCGTCTTCTGCCACTCGGCATAGGTCAGCAGTTCCTCGCCGGGCTTCTGGGTCAGCGACTCGGGCAGTTCGCCGGGGTCGTGCTGCTCAATCGGAGGCTGACCACGCCGGAGCAGGTCGCGCTCCTCCGGGGTGAAGTAGTAATCCAGGTTGAGCCGCGTCGATACCCGCGACCACGTCTCGCCGCCCTTCAGGGCGTCAAGGGTGGCCTCCTGCCGGGCCAGGCGTTGCTCCCGGCGCTTCCGTTCCTTCCGTTCCTCGGCCGCTCCCGAGGCTTTGTAGGCTTCGCGCTGGCGTTTCGACATCTGATCAGTCGTCTTGCCGTTCCAGGCCCGGGGGTCGACCGCGGCCTCCACCACGTTGGCCTCGGTGATCCGCGTCAGCAGTTCGGGGAACCGCGCCGGGTAGTACATCGGGCACGAGGTCAGGTAACTCGCCTTGACCGTCACGTTGTCCCCGTAGCGCAAACCGTCGCCGACCAGCACGGGGTAAATCCGCGAGGGGCGGCCGGCGACTTCCAGGGTCCGCCGCTCCAGCAGTCCCAGCCGTTCCAGGGCGGCATGAACTTCGCGGGCGGTCAGGGCTTGGCCGTGACGGTGCAGCAGTTCGGTCATGGGCAGCACCTCCGGTCCGGGCGCCGGTTCGACCACGGCATAGGTCGGTGCATTGGCGGGGGCCGTCATCCCCAGGACCGCCAGCGGCGAGACGCCCAACAGCCGGCGGGTTTCGCGGTCGGCCACCTGCCGGGCGGCCTCGGTATCCAGTCCGCCCAGTTTCCCCAAGCGGAGAAACTGGCCGAAGGTGTTGGTGAGCTTGGCCGGGTCCAGCACCGGACCGAACAGTTCCCCTTGGCCACGGCCGGGGAAGGGCCACGGTTGGCCAGTCGCCAGGGCGTCGAAGGTGCGGATCACCGTCAGGTGGAAGGCTGGCGATATCCACATCGCATAGCCGTAGACCAGCTCCCGGACGACGAAGGTGCCACCGCCCGTGGATGGAGCGCCCGGAACGCTCCTAACTGGCTGAATCTCCTTAACTCCGGGAATCCCCGGAATTGGCTTTTTCAGCTCATCGACCAGGGCTTGGGTCTGGTCCAACCGAAGCCAGTCAGACGGTTGGTGGCGTTTCTCGCCACCCGAGGCACGGTGCAGGTCGTTCAGGCTGAATCGTCCGGCGGCGTCCCGGTTGACCTCAACACCACAAACGGACACGGGGGAAAGGGGGCGTTCGGCCGGAGCCGATTGGAAGGGGAAAGACATAAGTCACCTGTACTTGCTTCGACACAAGAAAGCCCAGAAGGGCGGCCGGGAGGGTCGAAACGGCTACAGAACCGCGCGCAGCTTTCCCCTTGCGGGTGTTGTATCGCGGCGCACTCCCGGCCAGTGAACTGAACGGGTACAAAAAAGCCGCTGGTCTGACGGGAGCGGTGGCCGTCTGCAGGAGGTTTCGACGCCTCTTGCAAACCATCCTAGGCCAACCCTAGCGGCTTGGCAAGCCGCCCGCCAGGTGGGCGGCTTCCAGGGTCAAGCGGGGTCAACCTCCGGGTTGACGAAGATGTCGCTCCAGCTTGAGGGTGGCTTGGGCACGTGGCCGGCGGCGCGGCGCTTGCGGTAGAAAAGGATTTCGCGTCGCCAGAACTCCACCGGCGCCGGGTCCCCGGCCAGGTCGAACTCCCGGGCGCCGTCGATCAGGTGCGGCTCCTTTTCGGCGCGCTCCGCCAGGGCGATGGCCTCTTCCAGGGAGCGCACCTTGGCTCCGACCATGCGGCCCCCTTCGGGTACCTCCGGCCAGGCCCACTTGAGCCCCAGCACCGCCCAGCGGGCCCCGGCGGGATAGGCGAGATCGTTCGGCCCCAGTCGGGCAATGCGTATCAATCCACAATCGTTCATCGTCATCACCTCCTCAAACCATACCCAGGACCACGAGCCAGCTCTCCACCCAGCAGCCGTGCGGGCAAGCCCCCACGCATCTTCAGCACCAGGCGGACCAGCCGGCGGTGCCGCGGCGTCATGTGCCGGGTGGGCTCTGCCAGGCAGAGCCGTAACCAGTCAGACGACTGCGCCTGACACAGGTGCAAATAGTGATCGCGGTCTTGGCGGGTCATCATCGTCATCACCTCCTCAAACCATACCCAGGACCACGAGCCAGCTCCGATGCCCGTGTTCGCAGGTCCCGTCCGTCTCCACCCAGCAGCCGTGCGGGCAAGCGGCCTCGCAGCCGTCGTCTTCGGCCCACTCCTCCAGCTGCGCCATCACTTCGTCCTGATCCATGTCGGCGAAGGCCATCTTGAAGAGTTCTGTCTGTTCGGGCGTCATTGCGTCGCCCCTCCTTCCGGCCGGGTGGTGGCATACACCAGCGGCGACCAGATCGGGTCCATCGGCTTGGCGGCTGTCGCCTCGCGCCACTGATTGAACGCCCGCAGGGCTGGGTAAGAGGGGCAAGTCGGGCAAGATTCGACCAGCTTCCCGCAATAGGCGGAGGTGCAGTCAATCGGGTAAACGCGCACGGTCATGACGGCAGCTCCTCCACGGTCGAGCCGGGAAACAAGGTCGGCACGTCCGCCAGGGCAAAGGCCCCGCTGACATGGCTCCGGGAACCGGCCGGGTAGCTGATCTTGATCTCGGCGCCAGTCACGGCGCACCGCGCCCACTGGGTACAGGTCCGGCCGTCCGTGCCCCAGGTACCGGGCTCGAATAGCCCGGCGGTCGCGGCGGCATACTGGTCGGCCTTGGCCTGAAGGGCCTGACCGGCATCCGTGTCGAGGTAGGCGGCCAGGTCCAGCGGCCAGGCCGGTCCGCGCAGATGCGGCGGCAGCCAGTCACGGGCCCCGGGGTCCGTCGCGCCTCGGACGGTCTTCAGGGCGTACCAGCACCGCCGCGGGTCAAAATGCTCAGGGAAGGCCAGGGCGACTAGCGCCCAGTCTTGGTCCTCCTCATAGGCCAGGGCACCCGCATAGGGCTTTAGGTTTCGCAGGCAGTCGGGCATGGCGGCCTTGCGCTCCGCCGAGATCAGGATGCCCCCATGCGAGGCGGTGGAGCACTCGGTGATGCCGTCGGCGATCTTCCGCACGTGTTGGGCGGGCCCCCATGGGGTTGAGGTTGTCATGCTGGGTTCCTCCTCTTGGGTTGAATCGTCAATGCGTGGCGGGGTGGGATCAAATCTCCCAGGGGGTGTAAAGACCCCGCGGGTAACCGGCAGTATCGGCGACCACGAGGTCGACGATCCGCTTAGCCTCGCTGGTATCCCAATCGGGGTGCTCACAGCTCTGGTATTCCAGACTGCCGGCTAGGCTGTGCACCTGGGCCGGGGCGTAGCCCTCGACCCGGGTTTCCATGCACTTGGTGAAAAATTCCTCCTCCGGCATATCGAGCCACTGCTCGACCAGGTTTTCCGCTCTATGCGGATAGCGGTAGGCTACCGAGCGGATGTTCTCTTCAGCCAGCAGCCGGGCGGTGGCGGCGCGGTCGGCCACCAGACCGCGATCAGCGGCCCAGGTAGCGATCAGGGCAATGTGCTTGGGCGTGCACAGGAAGGTGCTCACGTCTTGTCCTCTTCTTGGGTTGCGGTTAATGCTTACACGTATAAGCATAAAACGAAGGGTTACCCTTGGCAACCGACCGGCCGCGCATTTTTCGCCGTCGGGGCGGCAACCGGG